AGTACATTCAAAAGTGTGTACGATATTGTCAGGAATAGGAATTGGACCAAACCAAGTAATCACTTTATTAGTTTTATCAAATTTCATCCATTGAGTGATGATAATCTTATCTTTTCTTTTTTCAATTGTAAACGGGTTAATTGCAAATGAAAGTCTCCAATCTTCCCATTGGTGCATACCAACCTTGTGTTTTTCACCTACTTTCATGTGAGCCAAGTGTTTTTTAACAACGGGTGAGTTTTTGATATAATCAGGACTAACTTCTAATTGGGACCCGTCACCAAAACAATAATGTCTTAATGCTTGTGAAGCCTCGGGGAAAAACACCGCACCTACCACAATCATACCAATTACTACGATTTTCTTGAAGAAAACGACAAATAGAGTTAATATTGAAAGTTTTATCATTAGACTTTTTTTCATATCTTTATTATTGAGACACAAAGATACAACACATATTCGAATATTCCAAATTTATTTAGTATTTTTAAATAAAAAAAGGGTACCATTTCTGATACCCTCTTCCTTTTATATCTCCTTTTAGATTAGATATTGTCAAATGAAGCTCCTGTTGGAGTAATTACGAACTCAACATCAATAAATTCAAGAGAACGAGTTGGTTTGATATATATCTTACCTCTCAATGTGTTCGCGTCGATATCTTCAGGGTCGTTAGACACACTTACACGGAAATCGTACAAACCTCTTTCTTTTTTGATTGATTCCAAGATAGGGTTTACCAATCTTAAGAATTCTTGTCTTACTTGGTCATCGTTTTGTTCAAACAATAATCTTACAGCGACTGCAGAAATTAATTTTCTTGCTCTTAATAATAATCTTCTTACGTTGATTCTATCCAATGCGGATTCTTTAATTTGAAGAGTTTTGTTCCCCCAAATAATGGTACCTGTATCAGAGAAAGTTGCAATTGGGTTAACTCTTGATTTGTATAACTCATCTCTTTCATCTAAAGTTAATTTTTTAGACGCTCTGATTGCGTTTACAATACCTCTTGAATAACCCGCCACCGCGAACCAAGGATATGAAATATTGTCTGTTAAAGCTATATTCTTTAATACCTCACCTGTTGGCGGAACATATAATTGTGTAGCATTATCAGTATCTCTAATTTGAATCCAAGGCCAATATGTTGCAGAATAGTTAGAATCGAAAGCTAAATCGTCAATAGCATTTGCCACTTCGGTTGATGAGTTTAAAACATCAGGACCTGGTGAATTGATAATGTAAATCGAATCCGCTCTTTCATTTTCAACCATGTCAATTGCTGCGGCGACTAATGACTCGTGATTATACCAGTTAATACCTGCGGTTGAGAATACGTTAATATCCACAGCTTCAGGATTTTGGAATGTTTGTATACCTTCTAAGTAAGCGTAATAATCTGAGTTTCCTGCCGCTGTACTGAAAACACCACCATTAGATGTGTCACCAGTTATGTAGGTATTTTTACCGAATATATATTCGCCACCTAAAGTTCTTACTTTTCTGTATATGTCCCAACCATCAAATCCACCACCTAACGCAAATGTGAATTTACGATAATTGATGTTAGTTAATTTATTAGTTGTTGGATTTGTTTGACCTTCTAAATCGTATGTTGTTGTTTGGTAAATTTGGTCACCGCCAGATGTTAAAATAGAAGATGCATTTGTTGATAGGTGAAAACCATAAGTTGCACCATTTGATTCTGATCCTTTATATTTTAATAAATCTGCGTCGTAAGACGAACCTTCTTGTGTTGAAAATCCTAAAGTTACCCTTTTAACCTTATCACCACCTGATAAAATTTCAGTACCGTCAGCCTCATAATACATTACATCACCTGAATTGTAATATTGAGTTTTGAAAATCACATTACCTAAACTTGAACTACCGAAAGCAGAATTCTTAACAAACCCTTTAAAACCCGCAGGGAATGCGTTTGACGGTGCGTTTTCTGACATGTTTAACATGATGTATTTTGAATTCAACGTATATTGACCATCAGATGTACCAACTTTTCTTGCAACATAACCCGCAACATCAGGGTTCATAGAACATCTTGTGAATTTTTCAAGAACTACTTGATTGTCGTCAGTATCATAGAAATCACGAACTAATATGTCAAATTCACCTGTTTCAGTGTTAATATTTGAAATTGAAACTTTAACTTCTGTGTTTGCGGACTCACCATCTGAAATTGTTATAACCTCAAATAAATCATCTACTTTATTACCACGAACTTCAGAAACAACCATAGGAGATATTGGTGTGTCCCATTCTCTTAGAAAATTATTTCCTTCTGCATTTGTAGATAATGTTAAACTTAAACCTCTAATATACCCCTTTTCAAAGGCGGATTTTAAGAAGTTAGGATATTGTTCATACACGTAAATTGGGAAATCGGTGTTATTTTTATCATAAACATCGGTACCTAATACTTTAGTGATATATTTTTTAGATGTTGAATCTAAAGAACAATCAAACGATTTAACTCCACTAGTGACACCTGTTACATTTAATGTAAAATCAGCAAGTGGATTATTTTCTAATCCAACACTCACAATTGAAACTTTGTTTGTTGCTTCAACTTCTAAATTTAGTGTTTGTCCTGAATAGACACCTCTACTCCTTAATGCTGCAACAACAAAATTGTCATAATCAGTATTTTTAGTGGCATCATATGTGTATTTTGTTACATCAAAAACGGTTGTACCACTGTTGTACTCAAATAAGTAACCGTAAATTTCATCTGTTCCGTTTGTTAATGAATTATACCATTCTTTATTGTTACTATTGTCTGCATTAAATTTTCCCGTTAAAGGCGAAACCTTTTCTGTTCCCGATGGATCTGAATCATCAATCATACCTAAAACAAACCAATCACCATCATTTGAAGCGGTATTACCACTAAAATTTTTGAATATGTAATCGGTAATTGTTGTTCCATCTACTGATGTTTTACCTGATAATTCTGAATATATTGTACTACCAGTTAATGAAGAAAATGGGGATGGGTCTAATGTTGTACCAGTAGTACTTGTAGGTGTTGAACTTGATAGTTGCATTCCACCAATGGTTTTAATACCATAAGTCATACTTGGTTTATATCCCGTTTTTCCAAGAATCCTTGATACAAATAATTGATTTGATTCTTGTAGATAAGATTTTGCAAGATAAGGTAACTCATATTTTGGTTGACCCGCTCCATCTTTTTCAGGGGATGTTGTTCCGAAATAAGTTCTATACTCATCGAAATTTGAAACTAAAATCGGTTCGAAGGCTGGACCTTTTAATGTCTCACCAACTAAACCTAATGTTGTAACCCCCACGCTTTGGGCCACGAATGTAAGATCCTTCTCTGATGTATAGACACCTGGAGACACGAATACTCTGTTTGAATTTGCCATTGATAATTATTTGATTAATTTTTTTTATTACTTATCTATAAATATCTTTGTTTTTATCAAAGATTTCCGTACTTTTTTTTAAAAGATAGTAATTTATCTTTTTTTATCTTTATTTATCTTTACATATGGAAAACAAATCAAAAAACGTAAAAATCAGTGAAAAGCATCATGAAATGTTAAAAGTCCATTGTGAAAAAAACGGACTCAAAATCTATAAAATTTTAGAAAAATGGATAGAGGACTATTGTAAACCTAAAAAGAAAGATATGTACGGTGATGATTAAAAAAAGTAACTAATACTAATTTTAGAACCAATAACTGGATTGTATAAGTATTGGATTTGTTTATCACTATAAATAATAAAACCTCCATCATCCCCCTCTTCCACAAGTTCTTCTTCCGCCAAACCGTTGGTTTCAACAGTCATCAAACTATTAATAGATTGTGATAAGTTAAATAAGGTTGAACCCGTGTAAACAAACTCTTCTTTTCTGAATTGAATTAACTTACCTGTATTATCTAACATAACACTATTAATACCCTTATAGTATTGTATGGTTATAATTGAATTTGGATATAAAGTTTGAAGAAATGTAATTTTAGAAGTAAATTGAGTGTGTGTAAAATCTGTATTTTGTATTTGAGCAATACCATTTATTGCAACCGAAAATAACGTTCCGATATTCTCACCAACACTAAATTGAGTTTCATTACCGTTTGATACAAATGATGTGGTAGCAATATTGACCGCTCTATTAATTTGGTTTGGGTAAGTCTCTTTTATATATTCGTACATAATATATTATTTTTTAATATAAATAACCTATAGATATTTTTGAATTTATTGCTGGTAAACCTAATAATTTAATAGACTTCACTACAATATCATTTATGGTTACATCATAAATTTCATAACCAATATTTTCTCTTTCCGATAAACCATTAATCTCCACTGTAATTATTTCTGTAAATTCATAACTTGTAGTGTAAATTGGATTATTATCTAAACCTACAGGTTCATCTCCTGTGTAATTAAATTCATCTCTCGTAAATTGTAAAATTTTACCGTTATCACCCGCAATTTTATTACTTTTACCTTTATAATAAAGAATTGTTACGGTGTCACCTTCATTCGGAAAAATAGGTTGTCCTGAAGTTTGAATAAATTCAATTTTGGAAGTGTAGGCAATGTGTAAATAATCTACATTTTTAGTTTGAACCACACCATTTACTAAAACATCAAATAATACACCAATACTTTCACCCACACTGAATATTTTTTGTAATCCATCTGCAACCGATGTTGATTTTTGAACCACATTATCTTTATTAAAGCTTTTTTTACTTTTTAAATTAGTATCTACCACAAATTCAAACATGGTGAATAGTCTATTTATCGCTGGCTTAACTTCAAACTCATCACTATCAATTAAATAACCCAACATGGTAAATGAATAGTTCTGCATATAGAATCTTCTACCTTCTAATGTGTCCATAGGGGTGTTATCTTCTACTTTATCTAAAATAATTGGGATGTAATGTCCTTTTATCGTTGTGTAATCTTGTCTTGACGCGAAATTTTGTAATACCTTTCTGTTGAATTTGTTTATATCCCTAAACTTATTACAAATAATAATAACATCATAAGATATGTCCACAGGTATTGGTTGTGGAATGGTATAAATGTCAGCACCTAAAGCAGCTCCATCCCAAGTGGGTACGGACGCATAATATATTTGGTGTCTATCAGGTATTGTTCTTTGTACTGATGGATTTGTACCTAATTGAACTTCAGGTCTCCTAATGATAGCAATAAATGGTAATTCCATATTCCCGTCCTTATCGGAAAATTCCCAATTGTTGGCAAACTCACCCCATCTTTGTATTGTTAATATTTTATCAATAACAGGAATACGATGACCTTCGGATTCAACAATAAATGTTTCATTTACATAATCTAACATACCTCTATCTAAATCATCATGTAATATTGAGTCGGGAAGAAACGTGTCGGACTTAGTTATTTTATCCAATAACTCTTGTCTTCTTTTGGTTAATTCCTGACCCTTGTAAACCGATAAATTCGTCTTCCTTTTTGGTAATGGCATATTATACTCCTCTAAATGATTTGTCTTGTACAGGTGCACAAGTTATTGTTCTATAATGTGGTTTATAACCCCACATACTATGTTTATTATCCGAAGTAACTTTACCGTCATTGGTTACTGTATAGTATCTTGTTCTTGTTTCAGATTCAGGATATCCAACATAGTCACCATATCTAATATCTACCCCCAATTCACTTAAATGTTTAATATAAACAGATAGTATCATATTACCTGGTTCATTATAATGTAATAAACCATTTTTATATGTTGAATTTTTTGGTTCTTCAATTTTAACTAAGGCGTTAAACTCCATAGGTGGGAAATATTTAATCTCATCCATCCCAACCTCAGCATATACGTCATCTATAGTCGTTTTCTGTCTATCCACACGATATAACACTAATTTAAAGTTAATGTCACCATGTAGATACTCTTGTCCCATCTGTATATTGATGTCAAAATCGTCTTGGGATATGAATTTAGATAATCTTGTAATTGGTAGTTTATTGTCCATACCCTAATAAATAGTTTAATCTTCCATTCTATTTATGTATATTTTAAAAGATGTCAAAAATGATTCCAGAAATAGAAGCGAGAGAAGTACTATCAACATACGAAGGTTCCAACAATCAATTGTTAGATTGGAAGAAAAAGTTTGTCGATGTTAAGAATTTTAAATTAACAAGACCACAATCTGAGTATGTTTTAAAGTATAAAGACGTGGTACCAAAAGTGGCGAGAAAGTATATTAATATAGTTTCAACATTTGGTGAAAAAATAATGGAAGATAGATTACTTCCAAAACCACCTGAAAAAATTTGGTGTGAAAAACTATTGTGTGATTCTGAAAAGGCGTTTCATATTTGGGGTAAAATTATAGATAGTGAACAAAATCACGCAATGTGGTTACCTAAAGCAGCAATCGTTCAAGAAGAGAAAAAATTAGACAGAATTATAGATTACTCAAAGTATGATAGTCGTCCTCCCATGGAACACCAAAAGGTCGCCATTGAAAAATTATTGGCTAATGATAAGTTTATATTAGCCGATGATATGGGTCTCGGAAAAACTACCGCTGCGGTTATTGCATCAATGGAGTGTGATGTAAAGAAAGTTTTAATAGTTTGTCCAGCATCCCTTAAAATAAATTGGGAAAGAGAGATTAAAAATTACACAGATAAAAAAGTTTTAATAGTGGAAGGTCGTAAGTGGGGATCTACTTTTGATTACTATATTATCAACTACGATATATTAAAGAATTATCATACAACAGAAAAAAGTGAAGATAGTGATGATTATAAATTATTGGTAAATGAAAAGTTTGATTTGGCAATTGTGGATGAGGCACATTATGTTTCAAACACAACCGCCAACAGAACTCGTTTATTAAATGACGTATTGGAAACCATACCAAGGGTTTGGTTATTAACGGGTACACCCATGACATCTCGTCCAATAAATTATTTTAATCTTCTTAAAATTGTTGATTCACCATTAGCATTAAATTGGCAATCGTATGTTCGTAGATACTGTAAAGGTTATCAATTTTCGGTTGGGAATAGAAAAGTGTGGAATACAAGTGGAGCTAGTAATTTAGATGAATTACGTGAACGTACTAAATCATATGTTCTCCGTAGGATGAAAATTGATATCCTTGATTTACCCGAAAAAATTGTTACTCCTGTTTTTGTGGAACTTACAAGTAAAATGTATGATGAGGAGTTAGAAGAGTTTACAAGAATTAGTAATGATAAGAAGGATAACGAAACTATTAGTGTTACCTTAAATCGTTTGATGAAAATTAGACAACTTATTGCTTATGAAAAAGTTCCATACACTTGTGAGATTATAGATAAATGTTTAGACCAAGGAAAAAAAGTAATTGTATTTACTAACTTTACAATGTCATTAGATATGTTACATGAAAAATACAAAAAGAATTCTGTAATACTAAATGGTAGTATGTCTAAGGAAAAGAAACAAGAGAGTGTTGATAGATTTCAAAATGAAGATAAGATAAAAATATTCATATCAAATATTGTCGCTGGTGGTGTTGGTATTACATTAACGGCGGGTGAGGTTGTTGTTATGAATGACTTATCATTTGTACCCGCACATCATAGTCAAGCGGAAGATAGAGCTTATAGGTACGGACAAAAAAATAGTGTTCTCGTATACTATCCTGTATTTGAGAACACCGTTGAAAAGATTATCTATAATATATTACAAAAAAAGAAAGGTGTTATTGACCAAGTAATGGGAGACGGTGAATATTCGGAATCTTTCAGTAAAGATTTACTTAAGAGCCTCTTTTAATTCTAAAATCTTTTTATCTAATAAATTATCAAATTCCTTATCCTTATCATTCGGTATATTGATAAGGAATTTTTTTTCTTCTTTATTATACTCAACACTATTTGTTTCACCTTCTTTAGTGATTCTAAATTTTATGTCGTTTATTCCACATAGTTGTACTAATTCATTAAATTTATTCATTGTAAAAAATATCTTTGTGTTTTAATTCCTCATCAAAAAAAATATATCCTGTTCCATCAAAAAATTTCATTTTAGTATAGTCTTTTCTTAACACTAAAATTCTTTTTTCACCAACAACAAAAACAAAATAATCACATCTTGATGTTCTACTTACCGACGGTGCTTTTATTTTATATCCCCCCTCTACTTTTATTATTGTACCAACTCCTTTTACTTGATGTGTTTTTTTCTGAAATGAAATATTATCAATTGAATGTGTTGTCCACACATCAACCCCCTCGTCCATATCGGCAGAATCCCCCCTACCCGATGATGATTTTAATTCAACAATATCATTAAAAAAGTCTTTTATATTGTCAACATAAAATTTTTGTCTTTCATCACCCTTATTCATTGATGAATCACACGCCCCCTCTAATAGATTATACATTTCACTACCACTTATAAAAATTTGATTTTTATAATGTTTTAACAATACCAATATTTTTGTAATTTTATCATTCGTAGTTTGAATTGATTCATTACTACTAAATTGAAATTGATTTTGATATGAAAACATAACCCCATCAATAGTAAAACTTTCTTTTTTTCGTAATCTATAATAATCTAATAATATTTTATTACATCTATTAATTAAAATGACATGACACGTGTAATTGGTATTGATTTGATTTAAGAAACTCCATGGATTTGATTGACCTTCAAAAACAACACCAAATTGACCAATCCTTGCGTTTTCAGTTGGGTTTTGCAACCATTTACCCAAAGGTTCGTATATTTCTTTTAAAATTAAATTTATCTCATCACTGAGTGGAAATTTAATTAAATTCTGATTTTGCCACGATGAAACAACATCAAAATCAACTAAAACTAACAAAGGGTCTTTTTTTGGTAACGACTTTAATTTATCTCTTAATTCTATTTGGTTCATAATACACAAATATACGATATTTATAGGAATATACAAAATTATGGCGACAATTATCACACCGGAAGAAAAAGAAAAATTATATACACAGGTTTTCCACCTATTAGGTATGCCAGTTCGTGGTATAGAGTTAACTCAAGAACAAATGGATACCTTTTTGGAGTTATCCATATCAGAATACGAACAATACGTTAGTGATTGGTTAATTGAGTCCCAATGGTCATCATTATTGGGTCTTAATTTAGACACTCAATCATTAAGTAGGGCCTTTACCACAAGAAGTGTGGATTATGAAACTCAGTTTACTTACGCCTACTCTAAAATCGTTGGTTTACAGGCTGGTGGTGAATCCGAATTAAAAAAGGACTACTTTGAGTTAGTTGCTGGTCAACAGATGTATGAAATACCTGCAGGTCGTGAAATAAATGAATTATTATGGTTTAGTAGAGCAACACTTACAGATTCTATTGTTGATCCGTTTATTGGTGGTTTTGGTGGTCTTGGTGGGGTGGGATTTGGTGGATTTGGAGGGATGGCTCAAATGGGTAATGCGGGTTCATACTTTATGATGCCGGCTTTCGATATGTTACTTAGAATGGGGGATAGAAGTATTAAGAATCGTTTAATTGGTGGTGACTTGACATACAGAATCACTGCGGGCCCTGAAGGTAAGAAATACATACACTTATATAATGTACCGGGAGGAAAATATGACTTTGGTGCAATTCAAAAGGGTAATTACCAAGTTTGGTATTGGTTTTATGATACTATGGATAGAGATACTTGTTTAGAAAAAAATAGAGATATTGTAAAACTTCCCTCTGATGTTATGACCGAACAATTAACATGGGATAAATTAAATAAACCTTCTCAGAACTGGGTTAGAAAATATCTAATTGCATATTCTAAAGAAGGTTTAGGTAGAATTTGGGGTAAATTTTCAGGTGACTTACAAGTTCCTGATAGTACTATTAAATTGGATTATTCTTCATTAATTACGGAAGGTAAAGATGAGAAACAAAAATTAATTGAAGAATTAATGCAACGTCTTGAAAGATTACGACCAGACAAGATGATTGAAAGAAAGGCAAACGAAGCTGAAAATCTGAACAAGTCACTTAAATTCAGAGCGATGCCTTCCCCAATCAATGTTATCTAAACCTCAATAGCATGAAATGCATAATCGTGACCATTTGTTTCGATTATTTCATCCTCATTACTAATTGTACTATTTTCTTGTAAGGAAACAACCTTTCTATTGTAATCAACCCAATATGGGTCTACTAATTTTATACTATCCTCAACATACATGAAGAAAGGGTCTCTACCAACTCGATTCCAAAATAAGACTTCACTATCGGATAATGTCATAACCTCATCAAACTTATCTTGACCTTCTTCTTTAAGTGGAAATCCATTTACCAATTCACATTGACCTTTAGTAAAGTATTGTCTGTCTTTAGGATCCTCAATTAAAATATCATCTCTAATCTCAGGTTTAAACACACATAACAAAGGTTCCATTCTTTTATTGAAATTACTTAAGTAACGAGCAACATTATAATCACCCGTTAAATTTGGATTGTCAGTAATTTCTTTTTCGGGAATCATGTAACAATTCACTTCTATAAAATTATTAGGCATCGGGTAACCATTTTTTTCGGTGAATTCTTCTTGTTGTCTCTTAGTTGGTTTTGTGATTTTTGTCACATCACCCGAAGATTTCTTCACACCATTATTCACGTAAAATATCGTATCACCTAAACCAGCGGGGTGGTCATTTTGAATAATCAATTCCATATGTGCTTGACGTGACATTAGTGAACCCGCTTTTGTTGTTTTTTGAATATATTTTTTATAATCATTAACAGATTGTTTAACACGTGCTTTATTTGCAATTTTAGCTAATGGTATTTCTTTATTGTAAATTTTATTTACATAATTGTAATATAACTCAACAAATGAATGTCCATCACCATTTAACAAATACTTTAAACCTTCATCTAAAAATTCAACTATATATGTTTGTAATTTTTTTGATTTAATTGTATTACCTGTTAATTTAATTTTCTCCTTACCTTTCTTCATCATTTTAATGATGTAATTTTTACGAGATACATTAATACAAGATGGTGCAACATAGTCAATATCTAATCCCATTTCATTTCTCATAAAGATGTCATTAAACTCAGCAGTGTCCGCCTCAATACCTTTATATTCTTTTCCTAACGTAACCATTTCATTTAATCCTTTACCTACATATATTGTATCATCAATATTCAATGGAGTTTCAAAGTTCACACCATCCGTATCCATTACAAGAGGTTTATATCCTTTCTTCATGTAGAACATAATCATCATTCTTAAACACTGGCGACCAACACAAGTAATAGTTTCACCCATATTCATATCACCCCAAGGAAACACGTGTGGTGCAGATAAACTACCAAAATAAGCGTTAATAAAAATCTTAATTGGTAATTGTTTTCTATCATACATCTCCGCCTGAACAGGATCTGTTTTTGCTAACGTACCAGCAAGTAATTTATATTTGATACGAATGTCTCTAAAATATTTTAACATTGACTTTTGTACTCCCATTACATCACATTCAGGAAATACATCATATACAAGTTGAATAGATGGGTAAAGTGATGCGTAGTCAAACTTAACTATGTTTTTTGAATAACCAACGTTCAATAATCTTGATAAACCCCCCGTGATTGCACGTTTCTCATCTTTTGCTGGAATTGCTAAATTATTTTCATAACTCCATGCTAACATGATAATCTTCCACAATGTTGCGGTACCCATTGTTGCAATACGTTCATATGTTGTAGGTACCAATTTAGAAAGTAAGAATGTTGATTGAGAGAATGAATCATCTACAATCATTGTTTCATACAAGTCATCGTCAAGATATTGTTCTACAATTTTTCTACCTGGCCATATTTCAAATTTACCAGGAAATTTTTTTAACAAATCTTCAGTGCCGGGTTCACCAATCTTTTTATAACCACCCGTCTTTGGATTTACATAATAACTTTCATTATCAAGATATATTTTAGAAATTTTCCCACCATCAACGTAAACCCGATTAGGTTTATCTTTTTCCAAATATGTTGTGATGTATTTCAAACCCCAAGATTTAATTTCGGAGTTGATTGCCTGAGCACGTCTTACTGAATGTGCAATATCAATAATATTAAACCCCCAAATAACATGTTGTTTATATGGTTCAACCTCATTTGCAAGTTTTAACATTCCTTCTTTCTCTTTCATACCTTGCGATGTGAAGATTTGTGTTAAACCATCAACATCAACACCAAGTATCTCTGCCCGTTTTAATATAAACGGCCAGTCAAAAAATGCTGAGTTATAACCCGCAACAATTGTTGGTTTTAAATCTTTTATGTATTTGAAAAATCTCTCAATACATTTCTTTTCACCATCTTCACCAAATGCGGGGATTGTTTCATTTAAACCACGGTTATCTTTAACCCCAATTAATATAATAACACAAGTTTCGGGGTCAAGACCTGTGGTTTCAATATCGAATACAAATCTATTAACTCCTGAATATTCATCAACACCCTTAAACAATCTTTTTTTCTTTTGAATTAGGTATTGTTCTACGGGATTCAATACTGTAAAATATTGTCGGTATTTTTCATCCCATGGATTCAATCCACCCATTCTAAAAAATGAAATTAAATCTGTATATGACTTAATACTTTTAACAAGGTGAGTCATACCATTTTCCAATCGTTCATTACCTTGGGTTTCTAATTTTTCAATTAAAATCCCAAATTCCCCCATTCTTCTCTTTTGAACTGATTTAGACCCACCATAAAAATTTAAACCCGACAAGTCACCAACCCAAATAAATGGTGTGAATGTGTCTGTTTTAATGATTTTACCCTGAATTGGGTCTTGGATGATTTTGTAAATTGTGTTGGATGGATAATCGTATTCTACACCTACGATAAACTCTTCAGGGTCACCCCCATTAAGGAAGCTTTCAATAACTTCCTGTGAAATTACTTCTTTCATTATGATTTTTTTTAATTTGACGTATTAGCTTGTGGATAATCCACAGTTTGCCTTGATTACTTATAAATAATAAGAAAAAAAGTCCGTATTAAAAAATGTGTAAACTATTTATAAAAAAAAGGTTATGTCAAAATACGATAGTCTATTTGAAAAGGGGTATTATTTCGGAGATTTAAGTGAAATGTCATTTGACATGGATGAATATAATAAAAAATGTAAGGAAGTAATGGCATTTGCTGACGATAAGGAAAAATATTTTGAATATTTTAATATTGCACGTGATTATTTACCCCATAGAATACCATATAGTGAAAGACAAGAAAGACTTAATTATCTAAAAAATAACCCAAATATTGACCCATTTAATTCCTCTAATAATTTAAAATATAATAATGAAACCATACCATATTTAAATTATTTTACAGACCTTGTTTATGATTTTATACCTAATGTATATCCACATTTAACTAAAGATATGTTAGGTATTAGCCCTGGAATTCAAATGTACCAAGACGGAGATTATCAACAATCACATTTTGATGGTCATATAGACCTATGTGTTTTTCTTTTGTATTTTTCTGACCCATCAACATATAACTATACTGGTAGATTACAAATAGTAGAAGGAAAAAGTCCTGAAAAAATAATTGATATGGTGGACCCGATAAATGGTAAATTTGCAATGTTTGACACCGTAAATCATAATCCCGAACATAGGGTTGAAAAGGTTACGGGTGATTTTAAAAGATTCTCTTTTTTAGGACAACTTTCTGTACTTAAATAATATTAATATAAAGTTTTTCTTTAACGGGTAATATTAATTTACCCAATTGCGTACATAACCCGTCTGTAAACTGTATGTTAATTCTCCCTTCATATTTCCCAACTTCTGATGTTTGTCCCTCTGTAAATCTATATATGATGTAATATTCGTCAGTTGTTTGATTATATAATTTTGTTCTTGTTGAAACATTACATGTTTCACCCAACAAAACAGGTTCCCCTGTTATAACATCAAACATATCAAATGTTATTATGGCGGTTTCTAAATCATCATTAAATGATGTTTTATCATTTTTACCGTCATCTAATAACCTTAATTTTAATATTGGATCTGACGACCCTTTCCTTATATGGAATTCCATTACTTAATTGTTAAAATAAATTCGTTACCTGATAAAAATGGTGCATTATCTTCATTTTTTAATTCATTTGACTTACAGTAAAATTCTTCTTTTACTATTTCAAATGGAAATCCCATTTCATCTTTAATAACACCTTTAATATGTTCAACCGTTAATGGTTCATTAGTGTTAAAAGTTTTTTGAAACCTTTTAATTTTTTGTTTGTTTTTGATGATTTTAACATCAATATCTAATATTTTCATAATCTATTTTTTTTAATTTTTAGTCATTTTGATAAATCCAATCATTCGTAGATTCTTCACTACTATAATCTTGAGTTGTTACTGATGTAATAGTATTTTCACTAACTAAATAAACTTCAACC